TTCGAATTTAGAGATAAGCCAGGTAATACTAATGAAGAGTATGAGCGATTGCGCGACACTCTTACAGTCGAAGAATTTGATTCTACTGTTTCTGCTAAGTTCACTAGCGCGGCAGGTTCGTTCCTTAGTGTTGTTGAGCGAAAGCGTATTCAGCATGAGCGGATGAATATAATCCCTTCAATATTGACTAGTCCGCTTTATATCTTCTTTGATTTCGCAAAGGCCAGTGATCGTACTGTTAGAGTTACTGCTAGACAATTGACTGATGATTTTAATAATCCTTCTGTTTATGTTGAGGAAATGAAGGAATATCCTTTAGGCACTCCTTATGATGAGGTTGTTGATGATTTGGTTCAATTAGCTAAGATGATTGGTGTTGAGAAGATTGCTATGGTTGGTTGGGATAATACTGGTGTTGGTAAAGGAATTGAAGATTTTATTAATCGCGTGCAACAATTTGGTATTATGTGCATGCCTTTCGAGTCTACGCTGGAAAATAAGTCGCGCGCCTATGTTTCATTTAAGTTCTTGATTGAGAAGAATAGAATTGATATTCCTTTTATTCCTGATTGTGATCGTCAATTAGCACAATTAAGGTTTACTAAAACTACTCGTGGTTATTTGAAGATCCATCACGCTAATGAATCTGATCGAGATGATTATCCTGATGCTCTTGCTGGTGTATGTAATATTATTCTGCAACCTGATAGTCCGCCTGTTAAGGTTACTATGGTTGGTAGATTGAATTATAATGAAGCTGGAGACAAGGGAGTATATACTAAACAATTTATGGGTACTGAAGATAGAATTCAAGCACTCTTAGCTGAGAAAGAGGAGGAATACTAATGTTTCATGCCGGACCAGTTATTGAGAAGCCAGGATGCAAATTGTGTGGTAAGTGTTGTCACGTACTTATAGATGGGAAAATTCATAAATGTCCTAGACTTATTAAGCTTAAAAATGGTAAAATGATATGTAGGAATTATCATACACGATTAGGAACAGTTATTTATCCTGGAAAGTTTGCATGCGGCATGCGATCTAACGGGATGTATGATTATCCTGGATGTCCGTTTAATACTGATAAAGCGATTGCGCCAGAGTGGAGGAATGACGATGGGAATATTTAAAAATATTTGGGGTAGTTTTAGGTATAAGCCTGAAATGGTTGTTGCTAATCCAGAAATCTTACATGATGATACTAAAATGGGTTGGAATATTTATGTTCCTGCTAATAAGACTCGTAGAGAGTTTGTTCAAGAATTTACTAAAGTACATAAGAATTTTAAGTATAAATTAGTTGTTCCAGGATTGTTCCTTGCTAAGAAGTTTTTACCTCCTTACAAACATTTTGGTGTTGTTCCTAGTAATATTTATAATCGTGAGTGGGTAATTTTCGAGAAATCTTTTAATGATGCTATGGAGGATATGGTTGCTATATTTTATTATCAAGAGAATATTAAGGAAGGTATCTCTACTGAAGATGCAATTAAGAGATGTAGAGAGAATCCGGCTTACTTGCAGCACTTGAAAACTGTTAAGCAGAGTGCTATTTATATTTGTATGATGGATACTTGGTATCACGAGTTTGGTGTTTTCTTGATGCACCGTATTTATCAGAATATGGCTAAAGAGTTTGATGGTAAAGAGTATAATCGGATCTTATATACTAGTAAAGCTGTTACTGATCCGCATTGGCTAATTATGCAGACTAAAATTACTGAGTCTGTTAATATTGAATTGATTGAACAAGAACGTCGTAAGAGTTGTGGAGGAAAATAAAATGGATAGAAATAAGAAAGCAAGAGAAGTTGTCGCAAGTAAGGTTACTGATTCTGATCGTAGAATGAGAATGATGCAATTAGAGAATTTTGTTGTTAATAAGTTGAATGGTAACTTCTTTTTAGCAAGATATAATCAAGTATTATCTCAACTTACTTCAGGTATAATTTTAGAATCTATAGATGGTAATATTAAATCTAAGGATTATATTCTGTATGAGTGTCTTTTAGCTAAACATCGTGCTACAAAGTGTTTCGCGCACATGTGGGTTGCTAATAAGGAATTGTTGTTGAAAGGGTTAACTCAACAACAAATTTATGCTTACTATAATAAGTATGTTGGAGAATCTATCCTTAGAGATGATTACTCAGATATTGTTGAGCAAGACGATAATATGCCTAGATTCGTATGAACAACGATAAAATTCGGAAGAGGATGGTTGGGTTCGAACAGTTACCGGACCCAGCTTTTTTACCTTTAGAAAATTCTAATACCAAAAGATTTAAATATAAGCTTCACCGATACTATACTAGTATTCATTCATCCCTATTAAACGTCAAAAGAGCTTTTCAAACTCTCGTCGACAAATTAAAGAATTATTTAGCTACTGTAAATTTCACTAACCTTTTTTCGGATACTTCAATTTGGATTGTTGAAGCTTTGATTGAAGGTTTACTCATTAACTATACAACCCACATATTATTTGGCCTAGACTTTACCGTATGGTCAATCCCGGCCTACGGTATTATATTCAAAAAATTTGTTGAATTAATCAACGAATTTAAAAAAGAAAAAGTAGCAAATGATTCAAATCCAGAAATATCTAAACACACTACAAAACGGTAATCCGAATCCTGATAGTCCGCTCCCATTATTAAATTCTCTATTTATCAATACGTCTGGAATGTTTGGTAATACTGGTGAACGACCATCATTTCCAATGTTTATGCGACATGTTAGGAAGAGTCCTCAGATGCAGGGTTTCTTACGTCTAATAATTAATGATATTATGTCTGATGATATTCATTTTGATAATATGGATGAATTATCTTCCGGAAAACAGAAAATCAATAAAGCTAAATCATTCTGGAATGTTAATAACGGTAATGAAGTTCTTGAAGAAACATTAATGGATGTTTTAACAATGGGTGTTGGATATAATTGGTTAGGTAAACTTACCGACGAGCAAGTTAAAGAGATGTGTAAAGAAGCTGCTAAGACTTTGATCGAACATAAAGAGAATAAAACTAAATTAGAATTTAAAGCACGACAGATTTATGAGCAAGTTACTAAACCTGGAGAAGCAGATCTAGTAAAAAAATATAGGTGTGTACCATCGAGTACTGTTAGTATTAATCATAATTCACTTGAAATAATTAATTATATACAGAGAGTTGGTGTTTACATTAAAGTTTTTGATCCTAAAGAAATAATAACATATAAATTAACACCTATGGATGGTAATATTTATCCTGCTTGTCCTATGGAAGCGTTATTAGCTGAAGTTTATTTACTCTGGTTAATTACTCAAACTAATGTTTCATTCTTTGAAAATGGTGGATCACCTGATAAAGTATTTGTTTTACCTAAAGAGATCGCAGGATCTAAAAATCATTCTTATCTCGTCGAGACATTAAAGAAATATAAAAAGATTCAAAACAAACACGGTAACTTAGTTTTTACTGGCGACATTAAAATAGAAGATTTAATGAAGATAGAAAACCAGATGGAACATCGAGAGCTTGGCTTATACCTCGTCGGTGTATTGGCTTTATACTATGGCGTACCTTCGGGTAGAATTCCGTTCCTTATTGGTAAATCTTCAAACAATGGTGATGCAGGAGGATTAGCTGATAGCGGTTATTGGCGTATGATTTCTGTACTTCAATCTAAGATTGAAAATAATTTGAATAGAGATTTATTTAATAAATATTTTGGTGTTAATATTAAGTTTGCTCGTGGATATAAGCAAGATGAAGTTCGTGAGACTCAAGTTACAATGCAAAAATTACAGATCTCGGAGCAAGCAATTAATTTAGGATTATGGCCTAAAAAGTATGCTGCTAAATATATGGAGGTTCCTGAAGAAGTTTTCGAGTTAGCTCAGAAAGAGTATGATGAGAATCAACAGAAACAATTAGAATCCGGAATGTTAAATCAAAATAATCTGTCTAATAAGAAGATGGAGAATCCAGATAAACAATTAAAGAATTCTAAGAAGTCTGCAACACAAGTTAATAATAATAAGATTAATCCTGATCCAAATAAAAATACTGACTTCAGTAAGGAAGAAGGTGTAGCATGAGTAATGATGAAGCAATAATTAAAGATATAGATTCGTATGATAATTCTAGTGAAGATGTTAAAGAAGAATTTATGAAAGACGGTGTTAAATTCACTTATCCTGAATTAGTTTCTGAACACGAGAAATTAGTTAAAGCACTTGAAACTCAAGATCCTAAATTATTAGCTGAACAAGCTAAAGATCAAAAAGCAGAATTAGAAAAATATAAATCACATTCAGAAGGTAAAGAAACTCTTATCGATCAAACACCTTATTGTTTTATACATGGTTTTGAAGTTAAAGAATTAGAGGGTGAATTATATGTTGATGGATTTATAGCAACATCGCATATTGATTCTGTAGATGATAAAGTTCCAAAACACACTATGGATAATTGGGCTAAACAAATTAATTCTGGAGATTCATCAGCAAATAAGGCTTCATATCATCACGATCGTAAACCTAAAGTTGTTGGTGTTGGTGTTAAAGAATCTGCAAAAGTAGTTAAGCTACCTGATAACGAGTATGGTTTATTTGTTCGAACACATGTTAATAAGACTTGTGATGAATATAAGGAATTAAAGTATGAGATTGAAAATAATTTTATTGACGGTTTCAGTATTGAATATAATACTCATAATGGTGCAACGACACATAAAGAAATGATTAACGGTAGAGAAATACGTGTCCTGGATCCTTCAACGGAATTAGGTGGATGGGGTTTTGCATCTAGAGCTATCCAGAAAGAAGCAGCAATTATTGGATATAGTTATAAAGAAATAATTAAAGGTGATTGTATGGAAGAAGAATCAAAAGAAAAGAGTAAGGCGGGTGAACAATTCATGGTCGCGGATAAAAAGCAAGAAGAACTTGCGAAAGAGCAACCAGGAAAAGATGAACCTGATGAAGATGATAAGGACGAGAAGAAAAAAGATAAAAAGAAAAAGTCCGAAAAAGATGAAGATGATAAGAACGACGACGACAAAGTAGAAGAGAAGAAGAAATCTGAGAAGAAGGAAGAAGCAGATTTAATATTAGAATCAAAAGAAAAGCTTGCAATAAGCAACGTAGTACAAAAGGTGAATACAATGGAAGTAAAAGAACAAGTCCTCAAACAAGAGGTTGAAGTAAAAGAGATGCCTATTGAAGTAAAGGAATTCAAAGAAGTCCTTGAAGGTAAAATAACTGGCTTAAACGAGCAAGTTAGAATTGCTGGCGCATTATGTGAAAAGAAAGAATTGTTAGATGTACCAACATCCAGAGCTGAATCTAGAGAATATAAATCCTTTAGAACAAACGGTACAAAATTAGAATACAAATCTTTAGGAGTAACTACAAACCAGAATACAGACACAGACTATTTATTATCTGCTGCTGAATTACAAGATGTATTTGATCCAATCATATACAACTTATTAAATCAGAAAACAGTAACTTGGAATTTATTAGATAAAGACTCATACGCTGGTAAGGGTAATAATCAAGTACAATTCACAGGTAAAATTGCAGCTAATACAACAGCAGCTTTCTATACTGGAAACGCAGTTAATACTGGTAATGTAACTAGACTAAAATTCCAAACTAAATTCAAGAAATTACAAGTTGGAATCTCAGTTGATGGTGATATGATTGCATCAGCTCGTGGTGGACCAGTTAGTGATATCTTTGCTCAAGAAGTAATGGATTCAACAATCGATTTATTGTCTTACTTAAACGGACAACTATTCGGTGTAACAGGAACTGAAACAGGAGCAGGTATAATAGGATTTTCCTACATCGCAAATAGTGCAGCATACACTAGTTTGTATAACTTAACAAGAAGTTCAACAAACAAGTTAGCACCAGACAGCGCAGGAGATACTTACATAAACCAAGCTTCAACACCAATTAGTTTAACTAATTTGAGAGCAGCAATTGTGCAAGCAGTTAAGGAAGCAGCAAACAAGAATAACTTGATCTTCATAACACACCCAACACAAGCTAATATGTTAAGAGCAAAGTTTGATGCTGAAAGAAGAATGTTAACATCAAAACAAACTGATTTCGGATTCAGTACTGACTTATTCATAGATGGTGTACCAATATTCGAAGATAAGGATTGTACAAATACTAAGTGGTTCTTAATAGACAAAGAGACACATAGAGTTGCAATCTGGATCCCACCAACAATAGAAATGTTAGGTAAGGTTGGCGACAGTATGGATGGATTCATTAAAATGTATCTAGCTACATACAATAGAGCACCTAGAAGATTAGTTGAAATCTATGGATGCGCAACAAGTTAGAGTTATCTAACTTTATTTTTTTCTTTTTTTTAATCATTAATTTATGATTAAACCGAAACAAAAATTTGAAAGGTGATTTAAAATGACAGCAGCAGAACTTACACCCACAATCGTACAAAAGTTCTATGTACCGTCAACTAACGTTTATGGTACTACGGGCTTTAGATTAGTGAAGTATTTCGTAAAAGTAACAAAGGCCGCACAGAGTGATTGGATAGTTCCGGCAACATATTTAATCGGTTCAACCGCGGGAAATATAGTTGATCAAACTGGATATACAGTCGATGGATCTAGTAATGCTATTGTTGAAACATTAACATACGCAACTACTGGTGATAAATTAGTTTTAGGCGGATCAACTACAGGTACAACGTACCTAGAAGTTACAGTAAAATTATAAGGAGGAAATTAAAATGGCAGCAGCAGCAATAGCACCAACAACAGTACAGAAATTTTATGTTCCATCAACTAACGTGTATGGAACTACAGGACTTAAATTAGTTAAATATTTTGTTTCATTAACAAAAGTTACTCAGAATGATTGGATGGTAGCAGCAACATACCTATTAGGATCCGCAGCAGGATCAATAGTCGGTGTTAAAGGTTACACGATTGATTCATCTAGTAATGCGGTTGTTGAAACATTAACTTACACTAGTTCAGGTGATAAAGTAACAATGACTTCAGCTACAGTAGGTACAACTTACTTAGAAATAACTGTAAGCTTGTAAGGAGGAAATTCAAATGACAGCAGTAACATTCGAACAAGAAATATTTAATGGAGATCCAGGTGTAGAATTAGTGTTAGTTACAGTTACTGACGGATATACTTATGTAAGTAAGAAATTCGGCAAAGTAATTGCAGCACACGCTCAACATCAAACAGATGCAGATGGTTATGTTAATTGTACATGTAGTGGAGCTACAGTTACAATTAATGCAGCAAGCGCATCCGGTGTTAGTATGTTACTAACAGTGTATGGTACTCTGTAAATAATTATTTTATTTTTTTATTTTTTTTATGATATATATTATAAATTGTTTCAAGGTGATATTATGATTAAATTTTTCGCAAATCAAGATATAAGTACATTCAAGAAAGGGGATGAAGTTCCTGAGAATATAGCTAAAGTCTGGATGGAGATGTATAAACATTCTCCTGTTGACTCTAAAGTTTTACCTGATAAATTTGATAAAGCTTTAGATTTGAATAAGGATGGTAAGTTAGATGTTGAAGATCAGAAGATAGCTGATAAGATTAGTGCTGATGTTAAGAAGCAAATCAAGAGTAAGAAGTAGAGGTAAAAAATGACTGCAACAATTGTACATTTCGATGGTAGTGATGAAGTAGCTGCAAAAACTCAATTAGAATCTTTAGCTCCTGCAACAACTGATGTTGTTATTAGATGGACTATTGGATCTGTAGTTTATGTGGCTAAGGTTAAGTGAGGTGCTTTATGAAACGATCTATAGTGTTTATTTTCTTAATTATATTTTTATCTAATTTAGCTTTGGCTATAGATCAATATCCTACTGGTAATATTATAATGCGTAATACGTATAGTATTTTGAATCTATCTACTGCGCAAGGTAATATCTCTAATTTTACTAAATATTATGGTGATGGTAGTCAATTAACAGGTGTAGCTGTTCCTTGGAATTATTCAACTTATTTCGACCAATCTCTTAATACTACTTCAAATATTACAGCAGCTTACTTTATAGGAAACGGTTCTTTACTTACAGATGTAGCTAGTCCGTGGATTTATAGCGATTATTTTAATCAACAACTTAATTCTACTGGTAATATTTCTGCTCAATATTTTTTAGGTGATGGTTCCTTGTTGAGCGGTATCTCGACGTATAATTATACTCCTGATATTGAATTAAAACTTAATATTACTGACCAAAGATATAATGATACTGGTGCTATATCTCTTGTTGATGGTCGTGTTACTGCTGTTAATGGTTCTCTATCTAATTATGCTATTCTTGTTGGTAATAATAATTTTATTGGTAATAATTCTTTTATTGGTAATATTATTATTTATAATGCTACTCAAACTAATTATAATACTTCTATTGAATTAAAAGGTGGTTCTGGTGTTACTAATGTTAATATTAGTGCTACTGGTAGTAGTTTCTTTAATGGTGGTAATGTTGGTATTGGTCTTGGTAGAAGTACTCCTAGTGCTGTACTAGATGTTAATGGTTCTACTGCTCCTGTATTCCGTGTTACACAAAGTAATGATGCTTATAAAATGGCTATATTCAAAGGTAGTGGTTCTAATAATCAAGGTATAATTATTGGTAATTCTACTGATGGTGCAACTAATGGTCGTGGATTTCATATTGGATTCTGGCAAACTTTAGGTTTCGGGTATTTAGCTGCTTATGATTGGGCTAATACTTCTTATCAACCAATTAATTTTCAAGGAAGAAATATTAGTTTTGAAACAGGTGTCTCTACAACTACAACTAAAATGTTTATTAATGGTTCTGGAAGTGTAGGTGTTGGAACTCTAAATCCTGCAACAATACTTGATGTTAATGGCACTATTACTGGAACTAGTTTTACTGGTATCACTAAGCCTATGGTTGCTTCTTGGGATGCTGGTTGTAATGATGGTAACTTCCTTGTTGCTATTGATTCTAACTTCTCTTATTGTGCAACTCCTACTATTGCTACATCAGGTTTTAATGTTACTGGTGATTTGCGTACTGTTGGTAATGAGTATATGACTGGTAACGAGTTTATTACTGGTAACTTAAATGTTTCTGGTTCTATTAATGCAACTTCTTATAATGGTATTACTAAGCAGATGGTTAAGAATTGGGATACTGCTTGTACTGCTGGTGATTTTATTAGTGCTATTGATGATAATTATACTTATTGTAATACACCTACTAATGCTCAAAATTTTAATGTTAGTGGTGATTTGCGTACTGTTGGTAATGAGTATATGACTGGTAACAAGTTTATCACAGGTAATTTAACTATGAATGGTGAAGTTATTTTGAATAATACTGTTTGGGAGGATTTACGTTTCCCTGCTTCTGCTATTAATCCTGCTGGTGCTGCTAATCCTATGACTTATGATTCTACTAATCTTGGTTTTACTGCTGCTAATGGTGCTGGTGATACTTATATTGCTGTGATTGGTCAAATGCCACACTCATATAAATTTGGTTCTGATTTGCATCCACATTTACATTGGCAACCATCTAATACCGATATTGGTGTTGTTAATTTTACTTTAGAATATAAGTGGACTAATATTAATGAGGTTGAATCAGGAACTTGGACTACATTATCGATGTTAACGCCTTCAAGTGGTGTTACGAATAATCACACTGTATCTGAATGGGATGTTATGAATGGTACTGGTAAAACATTAAGTTCAACTCTTTCCATTAAAATTTCAAGACGTGAAGCTAGTGCTACTGATAACTTTACAGGTAATGTTTTAGTTAAAGAGTTTGATTTACATTATGAAATGGATACTTTAGGTAGTGCTAGTGAGACTGGTAAGTGGAGTTAGACGATGAATAATAGTGTTATATTTATGTTTCTTGCATCAGGAATTATTCTAGCTACTGGTACTGGATTATTTTTCTTGTTAGGCACTACTCCAGTAACTATGTCAAATGATGTCGTATTGTATTTACCGATGTTGAGTGATTCTAGTAATTCAACTTTTACTAAGGATTGGAGTATCTATTCAAAAAATGCTACTAGTACTGGTTTGACTTATGTTCCTTTAACTACGAAAAATAATAATAATTCTTACGGTTATTATACTAGTGCTGGTGTTAATAAATTTAGTACAACTGTTAATTTAACTACTAGAAATATATCTACATGTGTTTGGGCTAAAGATCCTCAAGATTTGAATAATGGTGTTTTTGGTTCTGAATTGGGAGCGCCTTATCAAAAGATTAGTTTTAATTTATATGAATCCGGTAAAATGCAATTATATTTAGGTGATGGTTCAACTTATGATTCGAATTTAAATATTATTAATCCTAATAGGGTTGGATGGCATTATTATTGTTTTTCAATTAATGGAACTGGAACTGTAACTTTTTATCATGATGGTGTTAATTTAGGTAATTCTACAACAACTAAGAATGCAACAACTTTTTTAGTAACAATATTAAATTCCGGTTATAGACCACAACTTAATGGTGTATCTCAAATTATAGTATTCAATAGAACTATTAATAATTCAGAAGTTTCAACTCTATATAATGCTACTAAAACTATTTTTTCTGCTGATAATATAACAGCATCTGAAAAATTTGATGCTTGGGTTACATCAATAACAGAACACGCTTTAGATTTACCTTTTAGAAATGATACAAGTAATTCAACATATACGAAGGATTATGGTGCTAATGGAAAAAATGGAGAGGTTGTTAATGCTACTTATAATGTTAGTGACGAATCATACTCTTTTAATGGAACGACACAATATATCAATACATCATTTAATATGTCTGGATTAACAAAATTAACAATGTCTGGTTGGTTTAAAAGAAGTAGTTCAAATCAAATTGTTGTTATGTCACAATCTCTAGATACTAATAGTATTCAAATAAATTATTGGAGTGATGGTGCTGTATATTTTGCTGTTGGTACTTATATAATGTATGCTACATTTAATTCTAATGATGCTAATTGGCATAATACAGTATTAGTTTTCGATGGAACAGGAGCAACAAATAGTGATAGATTAAAAGCATACCAGGATGGAGTACTAAAAACATTAACTTTTACTGGAACTGTCCCTTCAATAACTACTAGTAATGGTCTCTTTGTTGTAGGAGTTAGAAACATTTTAAGTACTAAAGTATATTCAAATGGTTCTATTGATAATGTTCAAATATTACCTGTAGCACTAACACCGTCTCAAATATCTTTCCTTTATAGTTTGGGTCGTAATCAGAATTATACTTATAATGCTAAACAATTACCTGCTAGTGATGTTAAGGCTGGTGTATTATCTTATAGTTGGAATACTGATGGATTTTATCTAATTAATGATTCAAGTAAAATTTTAGATATGCCTATGAAGCCTGTGTCTAGTAATACTACATTCACTAAAGATTATGCTAGTGGGAATAATGGTAATGTTATTAAAATGGATTATTATGATAATTCTTATAGTTCAACAGGTAATATTTCTAAATATATAGTCTTACCCAATATAACTATATACAATTATTCATCAATATCAATATGGGCTAAAATCAATGGAACTAACTTAGGTACATACCATCCATTTTTAACTATAACAGATGGGGATTCCAAAGGTATACAATTTTATGTTCAATCTAATAAATTTGGTATCTATACAACTGTTCCTGTAACACCTCCTAGTTATAATGTAGATAACAATTGGCACAATTATATTGTATCTAGTAATTCTACTAATACTACAATATATGTTGATGGTGTTTTTTATAGTTATGATAAGGCTATATATGGAACTAATGCTACATTATTCTGGTTAGGTAGATATACTTCAAATGGTTTAAATGGTTCAATTGGTTCTGTTTTAATTTTTAATCGTACATTAACTGCCGCAGAAGCTAAATCAATTTATGTTCGAGGTAGACAATGAATAATTCCACTATATTTTATTTATTGATAACAGGTATTGTTCTTGCTACTGGTACAACTGTATTTTTCTTATCTGGTACTACTCCTCAGACTATGACTTCTGATGTTGTACTATATTTGCCTATGATGTCTGATTCTAGTAATTCAACTTTTACTAAGGATTGGTCTAGGTACGGTAATAACGGTACATCTACTAATACTCAATATATTCCTATAACTACGAAGAATAATAATGCTTCGTATGGTTATTATAATTTTAATGGATATGCTCAAATCAATACTCCTCTTAATTTAACTAATAGAAATATATCTTTATGTTTATGGAATAAGAATTCAACTGTCGTTAAAGGTGGAGTTTTTGGTAAAGCAACTGGTGTTCCTTATACTGTTTTTAGTTTACATACTAGTGAGTCTGGAACGGGAATTCAATTATATTTAGGTGATGGTGTTTCTTATGATTTAAATTTATGGGTAAGTAATGCTAATGTTTTGACTGATTGGAACCAATATTGTGTTGTTATTAATGGTACTGGAACAGTATTCTTTTATAGTAATGGTGTTTATTTAGGTAATAAAACTACTGCTCTTAATTCATCTACTTTTATAGCAGCTATAGCTCCGACAGGTTATAAACAAACTAGTGGTTACGTTTCACAAATAATAGTATTCAATAGAACAATATCTGCATCAGAAGTTTCAACTCTTTATAATTCTACTAAAACAATCTTCCAATCTGATAATATGAGTGTGTATAAGAAGTTTGATAACTTTTTTTCATACGATACATTATTGAATTTCCCTTTTAGAAATGATACTAGCAATTCAACTTACACTAAAAATTATGGAACTCAAACAAATTTATCTATTATAAATAATGGAACTGTATTTAATATTACTGATGAAAGCTATATGTTTAATGGAACTAATCTATCTTTTATGGACTTTAATCAATCAATATCATTTAGTAATACTACAAGTTTCGGAGTGTCTGTTTGGGTATATCCTAAAAGTTATATTATAGAATCTTTTATAACTGATAGAACAAGTAATACTAATCAATTAATAAATCTGTATGCTCCATCTGGATTGGCAGGATGCAGATTAAGAGATGATACTGGTGCAGGTTTTACTAGTGCAAATTCTCCAACACTAAATGTACCTCTAAATAATTGGACTAATATTGTTTGTTTACGTGATGTTGCTACAGATAAAGTGTATGTATATGTTAATGGTGTGTTAAAGATTAATGTAACTGATTTAACTGTAAGTTCAATTAGTCCAAAAATTAGAATAGGTGCAACATCTTCATTAAGTTCTAATTGGAATGGTTCTATTGATGAAATAAAAATATTTTCATACACAACATTAACTAGTGAACAAATAATGAATAATTATTTATTAGGTCGTAATCCTGATTATTTAACTGATAGTAAGCCTAACTTATCTTCTAGTAATGTTAAGAGGTTTGATAATGTTGTTGCTAAGAGTTCTAGTTATAGTTTAAATTTACCTATGAGAAATGATACTAGTAATAACACTTATACTAAAGATTATAGCCCTAATAATAGAGTTATGACTATATTCAATTCATCATACGATACTACAACAACATCATATATATTTAATGGTGTGAATTCATACATTAACTCTAGTTATCCGGTATTAACAAGTCAACAAACTGTTTCATTATGGATTAAACCAAACGTTACATTAACTTCAAGTAGTGGTGCTAAATACTTTGTAAGTAAACAAAACGAGTTCCATATAGCATACGATTATATTAATGGTGAATTAACTTATCTAGTTTATAACTCATCTAGTTATGAGGGTAATCCCGGCATAACTACTACATTAACAGCAGGAACATGGTATCATATTGTTGGCGTACATAACTCAACTAATGCTATGTTTTATGTTAATGGAACTCTTGTTGATACAATAAATATTAGTATGACTAGTCCGAGAAATCTTGCAGGGCCTTTATATATTGGAATTGATTATGCTTTAACGGCTTCAAAATCATTTAATGGTTCAATAGATAATGTTCAAATATTACCTATAGCATTAACAAGTACACAAATTAAAACTTTATATGATTATGGTCGTAATCCAGATTATTTAACAGACACGAAGAGGTATCCATGATGAAAGGTCAAATAGCAATTGATGGTAAAGTAATTGCAGGAATATTAGGAGTATTATTGCTTGGTGGAGCAGGAGTATATTTATTAACTCCAGAACAATTAGATGCTGCTTATACTTGTACGACTAATAATGTTACTGGAATATTTGATAAATTCTCTGGTACGATGAAAACAGCTTATTGGACTGATGAGAATGGATTAACTAAGCAATCTGTATGTACTAAAGGGTTATGGATTCCAACAACTCAATGGTTGAAAGATAATAATATTGATGCTAAAGAGATTACATTAAGTGATCCTAAAGAAGTTCCTGAATCTACAATTGATGAGGATGGTAACGAGATTAAACCTATTGAAGTTATTAGTGTTGATACAAAGACAATTACTATTGCTGCTTCTAAACAAGTTAGTATTAATAATGTTGTTTATAATCTTACTTATGTAGAGCAACCTAAAGAGGTTGTTTATCAAGATCGTCAAGTTATAAAGTGCATCTGCGAAAAAACAGCGGGTTGCAAGATCCAGGAGTGCTTAACATAGAGGGATTAGTAATGACAAAAACAACAACACATGTGATTTGTAAACAAGAAACAAATATTGCTTTACTGAAGCAAAACCAAGAGTATCAGACTAAGATGATTGAAGAAATGCATCACAAGATTTTAGGTAATGGTAAGCCTGGTTTGATTGATGAAGTATCTGGTTTAAAGAATTCAATTAAACCGCTTGAAGATATCACTGTTAAGGTTAATGATATGGAGCGTAAGATGTGGTATTTTGCAGGTAGTGTTGCTGTAATTACTGCGCTTATAACTTTGCTTGCTCCAAGAATTGTAACAACACTAATAGGATGAAAAAAGATATATTTAAATACTAATTGACACGTGAGGTAATTATTATGACTACGATTTATACGCCTAGACAAGAACATAAGAATGGATCTGATTGTACTGGATCAGATGGCGACTTAAATAGAACTTATACACTTGCATATACTCCTTCTGCTGACGAGGTTAATGTTTATGTTCAGGGTGTTAAATATTTCCGTGATATTGATTTCACATTTAATGGTGTACTAATTACATTCTTACCGCCTATAGAAGATTTTATGGCTATTGAATTGGATTATTATACTACTAGTGTCGTCGGTACTCCTTCATATTCTGGATTATTGCGTTACTCTAATACAACTCAATTAGCTGCTGTATTAAATATTTCAAAGAATGTTCCTGATTGGGATCCTGGAACAATACCTACATTTGAGTTAGTCGGTGCTGGTGATAATTCTAATCCAACTTTTTATTTAGATTATAGAAATGTACTTGGTGCTAGCTACTTTATTTATTATGGAACAACACAAGCAGCTGCAAGTTTATTGACTGAAACAACTCATTATTCTTTAGATAAGGATACTGGTAAAATTACATTAACTGCTGCTGGAATTACACTTGTTGGTACTAAAAATATTTATGCGGAATATTCATACACTCTGAATGGTGTTAAGGAATCTTTCCTTGCTGAAGTATTATTACGTGCTGAGAGACAGGTTGATAAAGAATTAAATACTACATTTACAAATGGAACAGTTGCAAATCCTAGTTATCCGACGATGATTGAGGAAGAGCAAGATTCTCAAGGTTTATTTAACAGAGTATATTTCACTAAGGAAAGACCAATTATAAATATTGGATCAACATTAGCAAGTGATATTACATCGACTGCTAATACTTTAACTGTTAAGACTGGCGACGGTACTAAATTTCCTTTATCTGGATATATTGTTATTAATAATGAATTGATTTCTTATTCTGGAATTACAGGTAATACATTTACTGGTTTAGTTCGTGGTATTGATGGTTCAGATGCAACTAATCATACTTCTGGCGACGAGATTAATACGACTGTAATTCAGATTTCATCCACTGCTGAGGGTGGCGTTCCTACATGGTACACTTTAAAGAAGGGTACAGACGTAGAATTCGAGATGGAGAATGGAAAGATTTATATATACGGTAATACGATATATAGTAATGCAATCCTCGCAAATTACATCACTATTAATGGATTGATGCCGAAACAAGGTGTAATGGTTCGATTTAAAACAACTTATTTATATGGTTGGGATAGTGTTCCAGCTGATATAACAAGATTAACTTTATTACTCGCTCAACGAATGTTATTTACGGATACTGTAATGAGTTCACTAGTAAAAGGTAGGAATGAGTTCCGTCCAGAATTAATGAATATTGTTCGTGAAGAGATTCAAGAGATTGAAGATAATTATAGACATTTAGATATGCAGAACACGTAAGGTTTTGCTCTTTGAGGAGAGTTAGAATGACCGCAACTAAGGTTGATTATACAAACATATTTTCACAATCATGGCAGAATTTGTTTGATCTAATTAATAATCGTTCTAATGTTGCTGATCCACTCTCTACTAATTCTACATCTAGTTTTAGAAAAATGGTTTATACTAGGGATCCTGATGTTAAAGCAATTGACTTCTCAGATTTCCCTTATATTATTGTTGGCACAATTGGTGTTGATAATACCTCTGGAAAATTTACAGTCGATGCTAAGAAGGGCCAGGTTGATTTTACTTGTAATGTTGAGATTGTAACTTGTGATCGTGGTGTTGGTAATCGTGATGGTAAGGGTGCTATTGATAATGATACTATTTCAAATGATATACATGAAACTTTAATGAATGTTACAAATCGAACTACGCTAAGGATGAATGGTTTACCTGTTGCTAGAATTAATGCAACTCCAGCTACTCCAGAACCATTTAACAATACTCTGGTTTATCGTCGTACTATTGTCATCGGATTATCT